CCTCAGCAGCTGTAGCGCCCGCGTCTGGTAAAGGAATTTTTAAATCAATAGTATCTATAGAATTAGTAAACCATTCTATAATAGTAGAATCATAAGCATTAACTTGATCTTGATATTGATTATTAGGTCCGTTACCAAAAATACCTTGTTGCTCTGGTATAAAACATATTTGAGTAAATGGAGCAGATAAAGAATATTCATTGTCTTCAAATTTAAACCTATAGCTAAATCTAACAAATTTCTCTTCTATTAAATCAGGATCACCTGTAAATTCTTGAGCTGGGTTTTGTCCTAAACCGTAATTAGGATTTGCAGAAACAGAAACGTCGTTAACACCAGCCGCAACAGTCACGCCTTGAGTTAATTTTAATTCTATATTTCCTCCACCACCTGTATTTATTGTAGTAACTTCTTGTATACAAACCTCATCAGCTAAAGTAATAGGTAATCCAGTAGCAGTGCTTAACATAGTTTTACTAGTAATAAAATCACCTATTTGAGGAGTAGGATTATTACTTGGGTCAATATCTGTACTTGTGAAACTATAATCTATATCTAAAATTGCACCAGTAAGGATAGGTCCAGCTGCACTTCTTACGCTTGTATCAAAACCTCTAGTCAATAGTCTGTCGGCTGAATCTGAAGCTGATGATCTAGAAAACTTTAAATTACCTCCAGCCCAAGCAACACCAGTAGTTCCAGGAAACAATAAAAAGTTGTTATAAATAATTACTTGATTAGCACCACCTGTTGGTTCTATCCACAGTACTTGCCAAACCTCATCATCTTTTTGAGCAGGAAAACCACTAACTATATCTCCTATTTTAACATTGTAATCTCCTACAAATTGAGTAGTTGTAATTTGATATCCTTTTATAGTCTGAACAGGAGGAAAAGTACCACTAACAGCTTCTAAATTAGTTTGTTGTAAAACTAAAGGTGTTTCGTAAGGATAATATTTAGCAACAGATATTTGGTCTTCATTTACATAATGCACTGGTGTAATTAAAGATGTAGGATTAGCTAGTTCAACATTAATTTTTCTTGGTTGATTACGGTTATCTGTCCAAAATAATAAGTTGTCTAGTAAATTTATACCGTATATTTTAAAGTTTTGGTTAAAGTTAAGAAAAGATCCTCTAACTAATAACGTAGTTATATTAGTTGTAGGATTATACCTATGAATAGTATTAGTGTAACCAAAATTTAATTGATTAGATCCAGATAATGTTATGCCTTGACTAAGCACAATTAAACCATCACTTGGAACTGCAGGATCTGGAGGTATAATTCTTTCAATTACAGGATCAACTTCTTGACCACCAGCACCAGAAGGTTGACCGTTCCAGTTATCACCATATACTGTCATACCTACTTCTAAACCAAGAGTAGTAGGATCTAGTAAATTACCAACCGCATCATATAACACCCAGTTGAAAGCTGTTGTTGCTGGTATACCTACTTTAGAAAAAGCTTGCACATCTCTAGGACATCTTCCCTCGCCGTTATAACCTGAGCTAAATATATAAATATTCTCATTAGTTTCATCTGTAAATTGACCTATAACTTTACCATAATATTTAACAAAACCTAACGGAAGAGTTTGCTTACCTGTATACAAATAAGTTAATTCTTTGTTTTGTAAAACATTCTCAAACTCTCCTACTTCAGAACCTTCTGATCTACTAATTTGTAAATTTTGAGCATCTCTGTATTCACCGTTTGGCAGTAATCTATTGTCAAGGTCTTTATTCATTTTAGACCTTATAAAAGTATTAGTTACTTGTGGCATGTATTATCGTTTTATCCATTTAGCTTTTCCACGCATTACTTGTACTATTTCATCTAACTTAATATTAGATAATCTAATTTTAGCGTTTCTAAGCTTAGCGCTTTTTTCTTGTTTTAATCTTTGTACTATATATTCAGGTTGATTAATTCTAGTAGATATTATAGCATGCAAAATATACGCATATAAAGCATCTTCTGCTAACTTTGGTATTCTACTATCTAAATCATAAGCAAGTCCATCAGAGATGTACTCTAACACTATTAATTGATTTACTAAATTACTAGAAAAAGAAACTTTACCTTCTCTTTCGTTCATATTAAACCAACCATTATATTGAGCATATTGTGGTGACATTCCGTATTGCTCACCCCAGTTCCAATACCACATTCCACCTTGACCCCAGTTGTAACCAGCCCAATCAAAACCTTCGTTGTATAATCCAAAATTAAAGTTTTGACTTATAAGATTTGTATTAGCGCTTTTCCATCTCTCTTCAGTTATAGATGTGCTTTCCAAATTATCTTCAAAATTATCCTGTGTTGGTACACCAAGATTATCTTGTATAGGTAATTCATATGGAGATGTTGTAAGGTTGTTTGATGGATATATTATTCTTTGTACACCTAGTTGATCTATTCTAGACACTCTAACATAATTAACGTAATCTTGTGGTAAGATAACGCTAAGTGTATGAGGTACAGTTAATTCTTGAGACTTGACAGATTTTAAAGTATCATAACTAAACTCTTGTAAACCTCTTTTAGCATGAAAAATTATATCACTTCTTTTAACATCTGGTATTAATTTATCTTTACCTACATAACCTACTATAAAGTTATTTATTACATCTTTTAATTTTAAATAAGAGTAACTTCCGTAATTTTGTTCTGTTGTAACACCGTAAGCATCTCTGTTTCCAAAACTACCGCCATCAATTGTTTTTAATTGACATACTAAAACGTTGTTTTGAGGAATACCTCCTACAGCAGTTATACTTATAGTGCTATCACCATTGCCTTGCACTTTTAAAGTATAAGGTAATATATATTCTGTATATGTTATACCATCTGCGCTTGTATAAAGCTTGAAATTATTTAAAGCATAATCTGTTTGAACTGGATCAGGATCACCTAATATTAAAGTTGTATTAAATGTAAATGTAAAATCATTTTGACCTGCTACAGCTGTAACTACAAACCCCTGCGCACCCGCGTAATATTGACTGTTAGTTTCGGTAATTAAACCTCCGTTTGGCATTGGCATATCTTATTGTTTTTCGTTGTTATCTTGTTCTGCTACTTGTTGTGAAGCTGCTTGTATTATAGTTGGATCTTGAATTATCACACCAGCATAAGCTAGTATTCTTAGTATTAACTCATCTTGTTCTGTTTGCTCTAACTCAAATTGAATTGAAGTTCCTTGATCATAAAGATAAGCACCTGTTGTAACGTCTTGAGTAAAACCCCATTCTACATTATTTGGTTTTTTAAGATAAGAAAAAGTAATATCTGCCTGTATTGTGTTTGGAAATACAGTTAAAAAATTATCTTCATATAAATATATAGGGAAATTTTCTGTTGGTTGAGTTAAAGGGGAAAGTAATAATTGTCTTAACTCGTTTCTTTGTGTGTACTGACCAAGATCATAGTCTTTATAAAAAACAGTTCCTAGTCTATATAATACATCATTTGTAGTTCCAAGTGTTCCAATAACCACAGGGCTAGGAGCGTAAGGAGGAGCTAAAAAGTCTGTAAAATCTAATAATTGAAATCTACCTGTTACAGCATCGTAAACAGGTGTTCCTACTTTTTGAAAAAACTGTAGTTTTTCTTGTAAATTTTTTACACGATTTGAATATTCAGTATCGTTTTGTGGTAATCGATATTGCTGGTTTAAATCACTAGCATAACCTTCAAACATAGCTAACTGTGCTTGAGTTCCAATTTTATTAAATTCATCAGGAGTTATGTAACCTCTTTGTTGTTGGTTTAATATTAATAACACCGTTTGATATACTGCGTTTACGTTTACCATTCTTTTTTATTTTAATAAAAGGGCGAACGAATCCGCCCTTATTATTTTTAATTTAGTCTTTTTTCTATAGACCTAAATACTTCAATACCTTCGTCTGTTTTAAACCATGCAGCTAATGCTGAGTAAGGGTTTTCATCAAAAGGAACTGTCATTAATTTTCTATCATTTGATCCCCATGTAAAGGTTTTATTATCAGGTGATAGTATTACAATGTCATTTTCCACTGCTTTAATTGCAAAGTTTCTTAACTGTACGTTTTCATCAGAAGCTAAACTTAAAAATAGTTTAGGATTTCTTTTAGCTAATAATAATAAGTCTCTTCTAATTTCTCTAGTAGACATGTTGTTTACTTGAGATCCTATTTCTACTCTTACTATTGCTTCACCTAAATCAATATCTATAGATTTTGCTAGGTTTAACGCTTCAATTTCCCATTCAATTTCTTCTACTTGATCAGCAGCGATACTTTCTGGTACATGCTCTTTATATCTTTGACCTAAAAAAGGGTGATATAAAGATAACAACTTTTGTAATTGTACGTTTTGTTCAGGAACAGTTAATACTCCATCTCTAAAAGTTATATGCCCTAATGTTACTTCACCTTTTTGTTCATCTTTAAATGGTGAAGATTGATTAGTAGCGTATCTTAATTCTCTTTGAACTTGACTTTTTGGATCAAACCAAAGTAATGGATGTCTTCTACTGTGCTTGCTTGGAATTGTAAATGTTAATGGTTCTTTACCTCCGGTAAGTACATAAGTTCTATTTTTTACTTCCCAGCTTTGTTTTTTTACTGGGTTTACTGTAGGTGCAGCTTTAACTACAACCTCTTGAGGTGCAACCTCAACATTTTCTGCTTTAGCTTTTTTAGCCATAATATAATATAATTAAATAGTTTATAAAAGTAATAATTACCCCCGTTGATATAACGAGGGTAAAAATTACATTAATGTATTATACTCCTTGGAATAATACGAAGTTGTTAGCAGCTTGAGTTACTAAACATCTTTCAGATAGGAAGTTAACTTCCATAGCATCAAGATCACTAGTAAATGCTCCACCAACAGATCCTGTTAACCAAGATTTCATTCTTCTATCATCAGCATTAGACGCTCTATATCTTACGTGTAAGAAAGGTCTACGGATGTTAGTTCCTAAAATTTGATCATATACAGTTGTTGTACCAGCTGGGATTAATACTCCTTCAATAGAAGCAGGTCCAGTCATACCACCACGCGTTGAAGCGTCGTTTAAGTATTTCCAGTCTGTTTTGTAGAAGTCATAAGAACCTCTTCTGAAACCGCTGAAACCTAAGTTTAAAGCCATTTCTTCTGAGTTTTCAAATAATCCATAAGCAGTACCACCAGCAGAACCAGCAGAGATTTGAGCTAACATATCATCAAAATCTAGAGCAGTTTGTCTGTCTAAAAATAACATGTTTTCTTCAATAGCTCCCTGAGTATCTAAGTTTCTAAGAATATCATCAAAGTCACTTATTCCAGTAGCAGCGCTAAATCCAACTTGTACATTACCTCTTGCTTGTATAGCAGCGAAAAGACCTTGCGTACCTATTTGTCCGTTTGCTAAAGCAGCAGAACCAGCAGCAGCGATCTCACCTTCTACACACATCATTTCTAGGTAATCCTCAAATCTTAGTCTTGTTTCAGACTCAGCTTTTAGGTACCATAAGTAACCACCAGTTCCATCTTCAGTAGCAACTTCTACCCAACCGATCTGAGCAGTGTCAGAACCGTTAACAGTATATTTACTTCTAATGATTAATGGGTTGTTAGAGAATTGAGTGAATGAAGGAGTAACACTAATATAACCAGCAGGCGCTGTAGCAGCGTTGTAGTTAGGTGTTGTTGATCCTTTTGCATATTCAGAACCGTATACAAATACTTTTACAGCACCTACTAATCCAGCTCCTGCTAAGTTAGCAGCTGTGTAAGGTTGTACAGTAATTGTTCCAGCAGCACCAGGAGTACTAGCACTTACGAAACATTTTGCTTCTGCACCAAAGTCATCCATAATAACAACAGTTGAGTTAACAGAAATAACGTTAGTTACTCCTGCAACAGCACCTGGGTTAATAGTTACAACTCCTGTAGCAGATACAAATGTACAGTTATCATATGCAATATGTAATCTATTTTGTTCAGACCAGATTACTTGGTCACTTGTCATTGGTAATTCAGCACCGACCATTCTTAAGAAACCAGATAACGTTCTGTTACCATATCTTTCTACTTCTTGTTCGTAAATTTCAGGTAGATATTGCGCAGCAAAATCACTGAAATTAGCTGGTATACCCGCACCACCACCATTATTTGTCCATTGCAAATAATTAGTAGCTAGCAATTGTTGAGTTTGCGAAGGTACTAAACTTCCAAACTGTGGGGTTAAAGCCATAATTTTAGTTTTTAATTAGTTAAATTTTCTTTTTTTTATTCTCAATTTTGATGAATCAGCTCCACTAACTGCTTTAACCTTAAACCCTCCTACAAAGACGTCCCCACTGGCAACCTGCCTTGGTGCTTCTGCACTTGGATTTTTAGATTGTTGTACTAAATTCTTAATACCATCCGCTTTGCCTTGTTCATAAAAATGAGTGGCTAGTTTATCTGTATTCATCGCAGCATATAAAGCTTTATGATAACCTTCAGTGTCACTAATAGTTCCGTTTTTATCGACAAACTTGTCAACAAAGTTTTTAATATTAGATTGATTTTCAGCTATTTTCACAGGATCTTTTACTTTATATCTAAATTTTTTATCTCCAACCTCGTAATCAAAACCTTTGAAATCAGTTTGAAATAAATTATTAGTTCGTTTTTTAAAAGCTTCTTGTGATTGCTTTATAGTTTCTTGCTGTTTATTAAAACGATTAAAAAAGTCCATAGCTTTTTGCTGCTCTTGTGTTACTCCAGGACGTTGTTTAATCTCAGCATAATATTGAGATTTTTTATTTTCTAAATCCTGTTTAGCACTAGCAACAGCTTCTTTGTATGCTAACTTCTTTTTTCGTATTTCTTTTTCCTCGTCTAAATCTTCATCGATTTTATAATCTTCCATTATAAGCTCGATATCATCTTTATCTAAATGAGGTTTATTTTTTCTTAAATATTCTTTTAATAATTGATCGTTATCTAGTTTAGAATAATCTTTATTAAGTTCTACATAATCCTCTACTGTTCCACCTGTTTCATTCATAAATGAAACTAATTTTTCTATGTTTTCTGGTAAACTAGGTGTTTCTATTAATTGAGGTTTATCTTCTTTTTTTGTTTCTACATTATCTGTTTCTACAATTTCTTCTATTACTTGTTCGATCGGAGCATCGACTTTAACATCTTTATCGGGTTGCTCTTGTACGGACCGTACGCCTTCATCCACTTCTTGTAAACCTTCGGTTCGTTTATCATCAGGTAGTCCTGTTGTTTCTGGCTTTGAAATGGCATCTTCTTTAGGTTGTTTAGTTAAGTCCATTTTAGCTACTTTAGGAACTATTTCTCCTGTAGCTTCTGGAGCTGTTAAATCGATTTTTGCAGGAGCATTTGTTACATGTCCTAAATCTTTAGCTTTACGCTTAGGTTTTGACTTTATTTTAAAGTCACCTTCTTGTTTGACCTCTACGGCCGCTTTTTGGTTTCCCATAATATAATATAATTAAATAATTAATAATTAAGCTTGAGGCATTGCGCTCTCTTGGCTTTGTTGTTCAAAATTAGTAGGCATTAAATCATTTTTTCTTTGATCTATCATAGCGCTTTGCTGTGATCCTGCTATTCTTGTTCTTTTATCTTTACGATCTTCTATTTGTGCTTCTCTATTTGTTTCTCTTTGACCTTTCATTTGCTCTAACTGAACTTGATAATTAAATTCTTCAGCCATCAATTGACGTTTGATTTCAGCCTCGCTTCTCATACGTTCTATTTCCATTTGAGACTTAGCTTGTTCAAAGTTTATTTTTTGATTAGTTAAAACTTCTTGTTTCTGTACTTCAGACTCTGCAGCTGCTTGAGTAGCTTGAGTATTAGCTGACGCTTGTTGCTGAGCCATGTCAGACTGTATTTGTCTTTCGTAAGCTTGTTTCTTTTTACGTTTTACTTTTAGCATTTGATTAGCTAATTTTAAACTACGTATTTGACGTATTTCAATAGCATCTTCTAAATCAATACCACCACTTGACAATGCAACTTGTATGTTTTGTTCTAATTGTTGTTTTTCTTCGTCGTCTGGTTCAAGATCTAAGAAAATACCAAAGTCATGTAAATTTAACTTATCAACTTCTTTTAAAGTAATACTATTAAAATTAGTTATACTATTCTTTAATGAGTTAGCTGTTAAAGGATAATCTAACATATCACTAACTTTCTTAGATATGTTTTCACACATTCTTAAGGTTAAGAATAAACTACTATTGTTAATATGCTTAGTAGCAATATTAGATGCGTTAGCTGCCATTTTCTGTAAACCTACTAGTGTATCTCTATCTGGAACAGATCCATCTCTAGCTTCACTTAACCCGGTTACATCACGTATCATTTGTAAATAATAATTATACGTAGATATTAAGCTTTGTATCTTCGCTTGTCCAGAACCTGTAGATAATTCTTGAACAGGTATTTTACCTCTATTTATATCACCATCTTGTGTTAAAGATCTACCAACAACAGAACCTGTTTGGAAATACATGTTAAGTGCTTCTGCTGGATTATAATTAGTACCGTTACCTAAATCAACCTCTGCTAAACCGTCCATATCTAAGAACACACCATCTGGTACCATTCTAGCTATTACCTGTTGTAGTTTAAGATGTGTTATCTGTATCATATCAGCAAAACCAGTAATTCTACCTACTGTAGATTCTATTCTACCTTTATACATACGTGGTGCACAAATAGCATAATTCATTTCTACTTTTGTAGTATCAGCCTTTGGTCTAGTCATGTTAGGACACATTTCCCATCTTAGCATTATATCAGTACCTAAAACTTTAACTCCTCTGTAAAGAGTTTCAATAGTTCTACCTACTCTTTCAAACATGTCGCTTTCTGGTGGATTAAAAGTATCAGGTTTTTCTAATGCTTTTTCTAATCCATATTCTGTTTCTTTTATTTTAAATACTTGCTCGCTATAAGTCTTGTATTCAAAGTATAATAATGGAACAGTGTTTTGATCCCATGGACCATTACCATAACCATACATATAAGTTCTGTTACCTTGTTGTTGTTGTATTTTTTCTAACGTAGCATCATCTAATGTAGGAAATTGCTTTGCTATTTCAGCTAAAGTAACTGGTTTTAATTCACCTACATAATATATATCTTCAAAGTTTGGATCCTCTGTGTAAGAATATATTAAATAAGCTGGATCAACATAGTCAACTGTAATACCATTAGAAAGATTAAAGTTAGTTTTACAAGCTCCAATACCACATGTAACTAAATCATAATTAACTCTTCGCTTAGTTAATTCCCATCTGTTTGAATCTAGCACTTGATTTATTACTTCTTCTTCAGCAATTTCTACAGACTGCTTATAACTTAATTGCATATGTAGTTCTAATTCAGTTTCATCTGCAGGTAACTTACTCTCTGGAATTGTTGTATTGAATAAAGAAGCATCAAGTTTGTTTACTATTTCTTCCATTGTTTGTCTAGCAAAAATATCTTGTGCTAGCATTTCAGCGTAGTTAGTTCTTTTTTCTAGAGACTGAGGATCTTGAGCAAACGCGTTTATTTCATAATTTTTATTAGAAATACCATTAACTAATATATCCACGAATTTAGATATAATAGGAACTGGTTTCCAGTCTAAATTAAGATAAGACAAATCACCATTAATAGATAACTCATCTTTATATTTTTCTACAGGTTGTTCACCTCTTGCGTATAATCTTAATCTATTATAGTTGTTCCAAGTAGTTAAGTATCTATTACCATTAGTTCTACCTTGATTAAACCATTCCTGCTCTATAGCTTGTGCAACCTGCGTACCATATTCCCAAGTAGCTTTTTCAGCGTCACTAACAACTTGGCTAGGAAATGTACTATTAGTATTATAATTTATCTTCATTTAATCTATAATTTTTGATAATGAACCACTATTGTCGTATTTTTTTATACCTAAATCATACGTTTGTTTAATTAACTTAGGAACTGGTCTATATTTATTTTTATTACATGCCATAATAGCTAAGCCTGAACTAATAGAAGCATCATGTGATGTTCTGTTATTTATATTAAATTTTGCCCAGTCTTCTAATGTTCTTTGGAAATACATATCTCCATAGTTAAGATTTTCTAGTAAACCAACTCGCTCTTCTATATAAGATTCTATAGCTGCAGCATGAGCTTGTTTTATGTCTTCGCTTGAATTTGGTATACCACCTATTTCTCTTTCTGTTACTGATAACTTGTTATATATTTTATCAGGTCTATTCATTGCATAAGCTCTATAACCTCTTCTTTTAAAATGATATAATAATCTAGGTTTGTTATTTTCTGCTAATATTGGCATACCATAAAAAACACAAGCCATAAGTACATCTTCAAAAAACATTTCAGCTGTTTGTGGTCTAGCTATATATTCTAAAAAGAAATGATTAGGTGGAACATCTTCCATACTAAATTTAGTTAAACCATGTAAAGATCCATTAGAACCTCTACCATCTACTGTTCCTGATATATCATAACTATCACAACCAAAAGCTCCTAGATTTTCATTACCAGGATGTTTTCTTCCTAACTTATTAATTACATTGTTTTGTAATCTTTGAGGCGGAACCCATGATACAAAAAATCTACCATTTTTATTTGGTACAAATATAACAGTAGTATCTTTTATACCTCCTGTCCAAGCAAAAGAACCTTGAGTTACAACATTGCTATGTTTTATATCTGCGTTCCAATCAACTTGTTGATATATCTTAGTTAAGTTAAACAAAGAATTTTTAGATTCATCTCTAAAAGCATGTTTAGTTGTACGAGGAAACTGTCTGTAAAATTCATTTAAAGCGTCTTGATCTTCGCTTAAACCATCTACTTCATTTTTCCAATAATCTAATACTCCTAATTTAATTTTTTGTCCATGAGGATCTTCCTTAGGTTCTTTGGGTGTTTCGAATACAGGTACGCCATAAGAATCAATGTATCCTTCGTAATTCCATTCCATAGGAATGAACAAACTATAGAGTCCGCTACGTGTTTGTCCATTTGCATTTCTTTTATTAACATCTGAACTTTCATATAATTTTTTAAAATTACCACCACCTTTGTCTAAAGCGTTTGAGGTTGATCCCATCATACACTTACCAATAATTCTAGATCCTAATCTTAAACATGTCTTTGTAACTCTCCAATTGTTTAAAATATTATTAGGTCTTTCCCATTTACCTGATTCATCGTGTACTAATAATTTTAGTTTCTCACCATCATAACTGTTATCACCAGTATTCTTCCAATCAATTGTCGTATCTAATCCTTGTAAATCTGCTGCAACTTCTCCACTTATAATTTTTCTTCTAGTAAATTTAGAAGCTGGAACTCTATATGCTAACTCTGTTTTAGGTCGATCCATACCGTCTTGAATCGGTTTAAAAAAGAAAGGATAATTAACTGATATTGGTACTACCTTGTCAGTAAACATAGTTTTAGCATCAGGACCTGTTTTAGATAATATACCATATCTTGAATCACTAGATATTGTAGCTAAGTTAACAACTTCTCCTGAAGCCATAAATGAAAAACCAGATCTACGGTTTTTTAAATAACACATACCATAACATCTAACATCTGCTTTACAAGCTTCCCAGAATATAAAGAATAATCTATTCGCTTCTCTAAAGTCTGGTGGTCCAACATCAATCTTACTCCATTGTAAGTACATATAATGTGTTCCTGTTAAATAAACATCTCTATCATCGTTTTTAAACCAAAAACCTTCTTCACGTCTAGTAAATTCTATATCAATAAAATCATACCATCTTTCTTTAAAGTCTTCTGGATATTTATCCCACTCAAAAACACTTTTAATTTTTTTAAGAACTTTAGGTAATGGTGTTCTTTTCCATTTATTATTTTCAAAAGAGTGTACGTTTTTAGGTCTACTAGGAACTCCAATTTTTAAACCTTGTATTTCATATATATCACCTACAGTTCCGTCTTTACTTATAACTACAAAGTCATATTCCTCATTATAACCATATTCCCATTTCTTATACTTGTTATTTCGTTTAAGAACTTTTGGTTTAACGTGATCTTTTAATATACTATATAAACTTTGCTCGTACATTATTTAGATCTTCCTTCAGCAAAACCACGAAAAGTAGTTTCTTTTTTTTCTTCTACTTTAGGTTTATCTTCAAGTAGATTCTTTTCTTCTTCTATTCTATTCAATATTTCAAAAGCATCAAATATACACAGCTTTTTAGTAGCAGCAGCGTTTTTT